TACATCAGCTTTAAGCAAGTCATTTTTTAGGAATTTGTATTTTTCTGCAATTGCACCATCTATAACTGTTGTTATGTATTCTTTTTTAGTTGTATCACTCTTACATTTAATCAAACCTACTTCAGAACGAATATCGCCTTGATATAATAAATAGGCACAGGGAGCTTTCTTTTTGTCTGAAATAATGCCCCAATATTTTTTGCTTTGGTCAAGATAATTATGATATTTTTTATCAACATAATCATAAATATCAATCATATCTTTATCTTCATCATCGGCATTTTTATATGCTTCTTCATAGTTTCCTATTTGTTTTGAAATGTTATTTGCAAGTTCCGCATCCATATTCATTGCTCTTGAATACATTTTAAAAGCAGCTTTCTTTTTCAAAGTTCCAAAAGCTATCATAGGGTAAGCGTGACCTTTACCAAGAATTTCTTCTTGTGCTTCTGCAAAAACTTCTGGATTTCCGCAGTTCAAATCTAACCTTTATACCGTTACTTTCGTAATATTTCACACTAATTTAATAGTCGGAGTAGACTATACCATAATCGTTGATATTATCTCGGATTCCCATTGGTAGTCGTTGCAAGCTTCCCTTGTCTTTTCAGATTTAGGGCTATCTCTCAGGATTGTCCAATCTTTATTCTTGTTACCATACCAACTGTGATTAACAGTGCCACATTTCGATTTCTCTAATGTTTGGTAAATAAAGCTTTAGGAGTTTCCCTGATATTCTGGGTTTTCTATATATATCACTACATATAGCGACTTAAATAATCATTAACATACATATATTTTTCGTTATTCAAAATTATTTCATGGTTATTTTCATATTCAGTCATTTTATCAAAAACTATCCTAACGTCACATTTATGAGTATTATACATATCCATAAAGTATTTGTTTTTCTTTAACTGCTTATATCTTTTATTTTTACCTTTACCTACATAGAAAACTTCATTTGTGTCAACAATAAACCATTCATAAACATAATATTCTTCCATATAATCACCTGCTTTCAGTGATATATGTATGCTAATGTATTTTTGTTAATCGGGTAATGACCTCGTTTCAAGAATACGACTTTCAGAAATAAATCTTTCGGGATAAAGTTTAATGGGTGATTTAAATCTATCCACTTTACTAAATCCACAAAGAGTATTTGTAAAATATCCTACACCGCTTCCACGACCTGTATCTGTGATAAGACCACCTTTTTCAATAGCACGTTTAACTATCTGATAGTCTATTAATGGATAATCAACCATTTTTGTCTTTTTATATACGTCAACTTCCTGTTGAACACTTGTAATATATTTTTTCTTTTCATCTGGTGGAAAGTCTTTAATATATTCCTTTAGTTTTGATGCAATCAGTTTGGTATATATCTTATTCCGTTCTTCCTGTGTTTTATTTGGATATAAAGTGGGGAGTTTAATATCATCTGTCAGGACTATATCATCAAAAGTAAGACATATATCAGTATTATCCATTGCTTTCTGAATTTCATCTCTTGTAAAAACTCCTTGTTCAAGAAATCTTTGAATTATTGTGTCATCATCAGGATAATCCATATACCAACCTTCTTCATCCTCATAAAAGACCTTATTAGCTTCAAGCAAATTTTGTCTATCGTCTGCCTGTTCAGGATAAATATAATGACTATCAAGTCCTACTATCATCTGAATATCATTATCATAAGCGAATTTCTTAATTTTTTTATTAAGAGTAATCTGTTGAAGTGTATTATGATATTGAATTTCAAGCATTATATTATCTTTAAAATGGTTTTTGAGTTTCAAAATAATATTTTCAACATCATCATATTTCCAAAAAGCAACACAAGCAGTTGTTATAAATACATCATCAGCAGGGAGAGATAACAATAGTTTTAAGTCAAGCCTTGGTCTAAAGTAATAACCTGTCTCATTGGCTTCTGACAATATTTCATTTATTGCTCTTCTGCCCTTTTCGTTTTTAGCAAGGATAATAATATGACAGTTACTTTTATCTTTTTCAAATCTATCCTTTACCCAATAGGCTTCTGCCCCGAAAACAAATTTCAAATTATATTTCTTAGCCAATTCAAATGTCTGATAATAATATCCCTGCCAACCGTGTTCAACACTTGAAATAATCTTATGACCTACTTCAACGGCTCTCTTTGCATAATCTTCGTTCATTACAGCACTATCTGCTATGTATATGTTACCATAAGAAGAATGTCTATGATAATTCTGCATTTACCCACCACCTTTATAGATTTTCTAATAGTTCTGCCAAATCATCATCAATGTCATTATCGTCTGTATTAAACATTTCTTTTGCCTTTAGATATTCATCATAAGGCTTATGTAATGCTCTTGAATATCCCGATAAAACTGAGAAAAAATACTCATTCTTTTCGGTAACATCAGTCCAGAAGATATTTTCATCATTTGTCTTTTCATATTCCTTAGTCTTAGTTTCAATTTCTGTAACTGTTTTAATAATATTTGCTTTGAGATTGTCTATATTTTCTTGTGTCAAAGGAAGATATATATAACAATCACTAATAATAATTTTTTCTTTTATATCGTCAGGAAGATTATCAATAGAATTATAAAGTATAATATCATCAATGTAATCATCTGGATTATAACCACATTTTTTTAACCACATTTTTGCTGTGCTGACGAGTTTACTTCCTATCTGATTTCTTTCTATTTGACGTTCTTTCCATTCACCATTTGCTTGAAGATACCTAACGTTTACATACTTTAAGAAAAGGTATCTAATCGAAATATCTTCTAATGACATTCCTGTTTTCTGTCTGATACCCTCTGCATAAAGATAAAGCTGACCACTTTCCTTTTCAAGTTTTTCTCCCTTATAAATAGTTGATGTCTTGTAATCGGTAATTACAATTTTCTTTTTACTGTTTTCGTCAGTATAAACACCGCAATTATCTATATAACCCTGAAAGACTATACCATCAGTTACTTGAATAGTGCAGAACATTTCAAGTAACATATTCAGATTATCAGACTTGATATGATGTCTAAAAAAATGTCTGATACAATTCTCATATTTTTCTGCTATGGTTGCATTTTTATCATCATCGCTTCTGTCATACTTATATTCAGCAATATTCATAGTAAGCAGACTATCTTCATATTCGTTAATCATATCTTCCTGTGTAATTGTTCCATTATAATACTTTTCAATAATATCGTGACAATATCCACCGCTTACAGCATAAATAGAATCACGTCTATCTTCTTTGATGTTTTTGACATATTTCAAAAAGTATGAATAATGGTCTGTTTTATAAGTATTATATCTTGACCATGACCATAATATGTTCGTATGAAATTTTTTACATATTTCATTTATTTCTTTAGGAGTTTTTCTCATTTCGCTAATCCTCCATTTCTATTTGATAATTATGCCATTCTTCGCATACACTACATTTTTCATAAGTGCTATATTTTGTTTTATATTCTTTTGAATAGCCACGACAAATAATATTATCCCATGTTGTATAACATTTTTTATTATCTTTTTGTCTGTATTTCCCAATTCCAATATAACCAACATTATATAGAGATTTATCTAACGGAGATATTATATGTCCTTTTACTAAATTTCCCACACCAACATTTTTAAGTATTATGTTATGTGTAATGTCTAAACAATCCACATTTTGATAATTTGTGTATGAAACAATCTTGAATAAAGTTCCATATTTATTTTCATAAATCTTTCCTATATATTCTTTTTCTGTTTTTCTTCTACCCATTTTATCAACTGCTTATGTTCATTTTCATCATACTTGATTTTATATTTAAGCATGAACTCATATTGTTTATTAGGTCTGTCGGCAGGGCTTTCTTTTTCTCCGAGGATATCCCACTTATCATAGATATAATATACATTCCTAATACCGTAAAATTTCTCGCACTCTTTTCGGATTTCATTGATACTTATTCCTTCATCATAAGCTATTACTATATCAACATTTAATCCGATAAGAATTTTTACTTGTTCATCTGACAGGGTATGTGAACCTATTGCAACGGCTGTACCATCTTTTCTACTGTATCTTTTAAGCACTGATTTTTCAGCTTCAAGAATTACCGTATATCCTTTTTCTTGTATAGTCTGATAATTTTCATACAATCCATAGATATTCATACTTTTTGAAAAAGGTTTGATACCAAAATATTTCGGTATATCCAATTCTTCATAATTAGGAATAGTTGTTCTGCCTACAATCCCTACATAATCATTATCGCCTCCACACCAATAATGCCAAGGAATAATAATTCTTTTCTTATCAAAGGCATATCCGATATTAAACTTTTTACAAGCATAAGGCATAATTCCTTCTCTTACCCAAGAGATATAAGGCAGATTAACATATTCCTTTAAAATGCTATCATCATATATTTCTACATCTTTATTTACAACACAAATTGTTCTTTGAACTTTTTTGAATACATCAAGTAAGTCATTTGTTTCTTTTGTTTGTTTGGACTTGTTATATTTATATTCAAGATTCAAATACTCGTGTATTATCTTATTTGCCTTTCCAAAAGAGATTTTTTTAAGTTCCATTACAAGGACAAAAATATCACCTGTAAAATTCAAATCAGATGAATTAACTGCTGTGAACAAATTCTCTTTTTTTACTGTTACAGCAGTAGTATTTTTCTTATCAGGCAAAGCTGCACGATATTCAGTTTTATATTCTTTAATACCGTGACAGCCTACCTTTTCTAAGATAAGCGAAATTTTGTTATTATTTATTATGTATTCTTTTAGTTCATTTGCGTTCACAAAATTTCACTCCTATCAGAAGTCCTGTGTTACAAAAGTAATACCGACCTCTTTCATAATATTTCTTGACATATCGTGTTCAACTACAATTTGGAACTGATTAGCTGAACCTTCTCTGTTTTTTACGATAAAAATTATCTGATAATGTTTATCTGGATTAAGTTGCACAGGAATTTTACTCTTGCCTTCAAGTCGAAACACCTTTAATGGATTTTTACCACTTGGCTTCTCATCATCAAATAAATCCCTTATCATAATATTGGTGCTTGCAACATCTGTGATATTTTTTGCAATACCTGTGTTATCTTGTGTATAATATCTTTGCTTTGCAGAGCCTTTAGCAAGCTGGAAGGTAATGAGAATGTGTACGTCTTTACTTTCTTCTTTTACAACGTCTTGAATATCCACCATAGCTTGTGACATAGCCATAGCATTTGCAGAGCTTTCAAAGACTTTGTTTCCTGCATCTGCCTTGAATGTATCGAGCATAAAATACTTTACACCCATTCCAGCATATTTCTTTATTATCTTAATTGCGGAGTCGGTCTTATATCTCTGAAATGGAATGATTGTAATTGTATGATTCTGAGATATTTCTTTTACCCAAGCAGAGCATTTTTTCAAGAGTTTCCATACGTCATCTGTATAATTACCATTCCTTAAAACAAACTTCTGTAAATCTTCCTTGAAAATATTATTTGCACACCATATAATCATTTCTCTTTGCCATTTGCTTAAACCGTCCTCATTAACCATAATTACTATTTTTTCTTTATTATTGATAATACTTGGTATTGTGGAACTTCTTGCAAAAGTAGATTTACCTACATTTGACAGTCCTCCAACAAGAGTAATATTCCCGTGAAGTTGACCGCCTGTTTCTGCTGTAAGCATAGGCATATTATAATATGGTAATCCGACAGCAAGACCTTCATTAAGATTGTCAAGAAGTTCATCTATCTTGTAATCAAGCGAATAACTATTTACGTCACCATTTATATTGATAAAAGTGTGATTGAGTAGCGTTTCCAGTTCTGAATAAATTTCATCGGCTGACATATCTGAATAGTCAGATAATCTATTTGCAACGGGAAAATCATATTTGATTAACTTTAATACCACGTTCCATTTATTAAGGTCTTTAATATATCCATCAATGTTTTCTACTTTTATATATGATGTTGCATCAATTATTTTTTGCCAACCGCCGTATTCATCATACTTTCCCTTTAATTTATCGTGTTTTTCAAGATAGAATCCAACAGTCAATTCATCAAGAGATGGTTTCTTTTCCTTTACTACAATGTCATAAGCAATTTGATAATAGACTCTCCAAGCATTTTCTGAAATATCTTCAAGTTTTACGTCATAATCAAATAAAAGGTCAGGATTTTTATAAAAGATTGATACAATATTAGCTTCACAGGATAATTTATATTCTTTTACCCGTTTAGCAGCCTTGAGTTGTTCTTCTTGAAAAGGAGTAAGTTTTGTTTTATTTTCTTTCTTATTTACCACAATTTATCATACCTATCCTTTGCATTAGTTGTTTCTGATTTATATTCTGCTTGATTTGCAGTATAACTATCAGGGTAAACTTTTCAATCTCTTGTTCCGTAACCTTTTTATTCTTTAATCTGATTACAACATCATTTATTTCACTTTCAATGAACATAAGAATTAGATTGATTTTGTGTTTTTCATCATTGATTTTAGCTGAATTATTGGAAAAGTAATCTTTAATTTTAGGACAACATAATTTACTTGCAATTAAAATTTCTTCATATGTATAACAAGCATTGGGTTTAATTTTCTTATTTGATATAAAGTTGCCATCTTTAAGACCTTTTAGTCTTAATGCAAGATAATTCGGAAATTTCATATCGTCTGAGTAATTAAGAATATTGCTCTTAATATATTTACATAATTCACACCAATCTGTTTTTTCTTTTTCAGACATATGCACTATTCATTCACCGCCTTTATCATAAAAGGGCAGAGTAGTATTTTCTGCCCTTCGTTCATTGAATTAATTGATAGTATTAATTATGCAAATGACTTTGTAAGGTCAAGAAGTTTACTGAGAATATTGGGGTCTTCGGCAGTCATATTCTTTACATTTATGTTCTTGTCCTTAATAAATGCGTTAATCTGCTTAACTGCTGTTGAATTACCACTTTCCGAAAGTGACTTCATAATAGGTTTCCATTCTGCAACAATATCTTCAGCAGTATTTATCTCAGCAGTCATTGCTTTAACATCTTTCCCAACGCTCTCATTAAGATTTATTGCAGTCTTTACACCATACTTCTTAGTTTCTTCCCAATTATCCTTCCAAATATCAAAGGTAATATTTTCAAGAATATCTCCACGCTTTGTAACACCTGTTCTATCCTTGAGAATTTTTGCCTTATAAACAGTTTCACCTTCATCGGTTTCTTCTATAAATGTCTGAATTACAATATCAAAATCGTGTTCAGCCTTCTTTGCAAGGTCGGGAATTTCACCAATCTTAATCTTATCAATTCCAAGAGCCTTCTTCTCAGCTTTTGTTGCATCTCTCATTTCATCCTTCTGATGAGCTGTTACAACACACCACTTACCCATTTCAGAGAACAGAATATATGACGTTGCAAGCTTTTGATTCCATCTCTTAATATGTCCCCAGTCTCTTTGACTAATATTAATATCGTCAAGGTCTATATCAACACCCTTACTTCTCTGCTTTCTTCC